TTAAACAGGCAGAAGAAGAAAAAAGACTCAAACAAGCAGCCAAAGAAAAAGCAATTGAAGACCGATTAAGAGCGAAGATTGAGGCTGAATATTCAGAAAAATTTTCTCAATCTAATACAAAGGCTAAACATGTAAATCCACCTAGCGAACGAGTTGCACCCTCTCTCCCAGCCGACCCATATTCTAGTTATTTTGAAGAATTTTGAAGATTATAAATACTTTAATTTATTTTTTTTTTATTTCTTCCAATACTTTATAAATAGTAATGGACGAAACTTATGCCTCTAATGTTGAAAATCTCAACGACCGATTAAGGGAATATAAACAAAATGAAGTTGATAAAATTTCTACCATGAATAATGCAGCAACAGAACAATTTAACACAAAATTAAACGAATATATGGATAAATGGAAAGCCGTTCAAGAAGGAGGGCAAGATGAAGTCGCTACCCAGATGGGATTAAAGGGAGTTTATCAAGGAGCCAAAAAAGCATTTCAAATTTATAAGAAATATAAAGGCAAGAAAGCAGGAGCCGACGATGAAGACGAAGACGATGAAGACGACGGAACTGAAGGGGGAGAAGAAGGAGATCCACAAGGAGCCAAATTAGATGAAGGAAATGATCCAGCCCCCCTTACTGATGAAGACAGAGCCGCTCTAAGAGATCCTCTGAAAGATATGAGAGCCTTAAGACAGGCAACCCAAGACCGCATGAATTCAAGACTTCAGGAATTAGGATTTGGAGAAGATGATACCTCGGCGCCGAGCGCTTCTGGTTCCGCAAGCCAAGCCCCAGCAGACACCGGCGGTGGTACCGACGACGCTAATGTTTCACAGGCAAGAGCCACAACCCAAGCGCAATCATCAGAACCAACGGATTATGGGGAACCCTATGAGGAAAGCGCTTTTGGAGATTTGAGCGGAATTCCAGAGGAAGGAACCGCAGAGCATGTAATGTGGAAAATTAACGCACAAGCGGCAACAGAACGAGGAGGCAATGTAGGTCAAGGTGGTTCCGCAAGGGGTACAACAGGAGCAAGCGATGCTTCTACTTCCACAAACCCAGCAACCAGCGAAGGACAACCGGCTTCCGGATCTGCAACTGAAGGAGGTAATTCTGCGCCTTCGGCTGAATCTTCTTCCAGTTATAATCCCCAAGGCGCCCAATCCAGAACATTAGATCAAAACGCCGGAACAGATGATATTACCGGACAACCAAAACAACCTTCAACAGGAACAGGAACAGGAGATGAAGGCGGCGGCGGAGATGCAAATCCACTTGACGCAGACCTTCCAGGAGATGTACCAATCGCTCCAGCGGCAGAAGGCGGCGGATTTTTAGCCGATTTAGGATTAAGCGAAACAGCAGCCGCTGCAATTCCGGTTGCTGGCGAAGCCCTTGCATTTGTAGGGGGACTTGTTGCGATTGGCGAGGGCATCTACCACCTATTCCACCCCATACACAAAAAACCTCCGATCGCCCCTGCCGCCTCCTCCATGATACCACAAAGCGTTCAGGCTAAATATGCTAATGCATTACCTTCATTTGATAGTAGTTCGGATAATCAAGCCAGCGACTCTGTATTTTAAAGTGGTAGTCTTTTCCACAATTTGGTATAACCGATATACGAAAGTGTTGAAATGACTACCACCCTTTTTTTTCTACATTATAGTTTTTTTTTAATTTAATGTTTAATTTTGAAAAATAATTTTCTCAGTTAAGAATATAAAATGTTTAAGTCAAATGCTGCCGGTGCTTATGTTCCCTCAATTTCTCAATCCATTCGCCCTGATGTTGTTTCAGATGTTTTACCAGAAGACCAGATTCGCCTTCTTGTTCCTTCCTTTTTAGGATTTGTAGATCCAAGAGAATCGTATGTATCCTTTAATTTGCAGATGTCAGGAGTAGGACGAGTAATTCCAGATAAAAATGCAGGCGCTCATGCCCTATTCCGTAATCTCTTGATCCGTGATGGTGCTAACTCCACCACAATAGTTTCAGAAGAAGACTATAACGCCAGTGTTGGTATGCTTAACCCAATTACCCAGCAGAGTTCAGTGTATAATAAACACAACCTTTTTGATGGTGTTGTAGAAAATGTTAATGAAGATGGAGCCAATCCATCTAATCTTTATTACGCAACCCCACCAAGCCTTAATGGTTCAGATGAGGATAATGTAGTCGGTTCAGCCGAACAATTAAAGGTAAAGATTCAGATGCCTTTACGAACTAAATTCATGGGTGGAAAAATTATTCCAGTTGGTCTTTTAGGCGGTCTTCGCTTCCAGATTGACACAGAAAACCCACTCCGTGCCTTGCAGTATGTAGAAACAACCGGACTTTGCGAAAAAACCAGAGCCGATGAATTTGGTATTGCTATCCCAGCCGCTCAACTTACAACCGGTACAGGTGGTACAGGTTTCGGAGCAGGCGACCAGAAGAGAAATAATGCCGACTCAAAAGACGGAGCCTATTCAGTTAAATTAGAAGTTGAAACAACTGATAACCAGACCAATAACCCATTCGGCGTTGGTGATTTCCTTTACATACAAAAAACCGCTGGAGCCAATGCAGGAGAGGAAGAACTTTTAGGAGTTGTAAATGGTTTCTTTATTGATGGAACCGATCTCGGAGTCCAGTATGTACCACAGCGCCCAGAAGCAGACGGATTAACACTTGCCTTCGCCGCCGCCGACTCCCCCAAGGTTTATGCTAAGCCATCACAGCGAAGCGTCGCCCACTCTGGCGTAGTTGTTAAAGGTGATGGTGCCGGAGGTGCTGGTACTGGATCTGGTTCCGCTCCTGCTCCAAGTTATACCATGAGCGATGTTGAAATGATTTGCTTAAAGGTTGAACCACCTGAAAGTTATGTCGCAGCCATGACTAAAAGGGCTACTAGTGGTGAAGGTATCGCTATGGATTATGACACATACACATTATATAGACATAATCAATCCAACAAAGTCGGACTCACAACTGCTCTTATTCCAGCCCAGCAGAGTAGGGCGCTTTCTTGTATCTCACAGCCTCTCGCCGTAAATGCTTTTAGAGATATTGCGCTTTCTTCACTTGTAGGAGAACCAGATAACGCCAGAAATTACCAGTTTGTATTTGGTACCCATTTAATACCTAATAGAGTTGTAGAATTATCTAGATATTCACAGCAGATAGGAACCGGATTGGGACGAGTATTTAGAAGTGATGCTCTTCACCTTTCAGAATTGCAGAAATCTATTCTTAATATTAATGAACCAGTCAGAAATCTTCACAAGATCCACGAACATTTTGCAATTGGTCGTGCTTTCACCAGATACGGACAGGTATTTAATTTAAAGGATAATTCACTTTCATTAAGAGTAGATTACGAAAACACAGCCGCCCAAGATAAATTATTCAATAATTACATTTTCCATAAGAGGAGATTAGTTATTAACAAGGACGGCGTTTCAGTTTTAGTTTAAAAAATAAATATTAAAATAACTTTTTAATTTTTTTATATTAGTTAATAATATAAATGAATATAGCCCAAGTTGAAAAAGTCCAAATCTCACCAAATAACCAACCATCTAATAATACATACTCATTCAAAGATGGAAATCCTATTATAACTATTCAGATCGCTTCATCTAATAAACTTCTTAAAGCCAGTTCAGTTCGCCTTAATGGAAAACTTAAAGTCAAACAGGCTGACGGAACTACACCAAATAACCAGGACGCCAAAGGTACAGGAGCCAAAGAGGTAAAACTTAATGATAAAATCGGTGTATCAGGAATGATTCAGAATATCGTTTTAAGTTCAGAGCAGACCGGTCAGACTTTGGAGTCAATTCGCCAATATGGAAGGCTAGTCGCTTCTCTTGTCCCATCACTTAACTCACAGGAAACCTTTATGAACGAACATGCGATCTCAGCCCTTGCTATGGGTATTGATGCACCTTCTTCCCTTTTAGTAAATAATCAGGTTTCTTTCTCAATCCCTCTCTATGCTGGTATGCTCCAAAGTGGAGTCAGTATTCCCTTGGGAACTAATGGTGTAAGAGGCTTAAATATTCAGATTGAACTATCAGCCGATCAGATGGCGCTAACTGGAGCCGATGCTGGAACAGGATTAGGCGCCTCATACGAAGTTAGTGATATTACTCTTACAGCAGATCTTTTAGTACCAGATGCAGCCGGACAGCAAGCCCTATCAGTTGCCGGAAGTGGAGCATTTTCATACAACTCATTTAATTCATTATATAGCGTAATTAATTCAAGTGATTCTACCCAGCAATATAATTTAGCGAACTCCAATGTTCTTTCAGTTATTCACAACTTTTTACCAGTTCCTCATGCTAATAATTATTCAAATGATAGTTTCGCTACTGATATGTTGCTTAACAAGTCAGGTAATGTTTATGGCGAAAAGGTTGTCCTTGATAAAGTATCATTCACTCGTGGTGGTGTCAAACTTGCTTTAGATTATGAATTAGATTCAGAAGAAGCATCAACCGCTGGACGCCCAGAAACCGGAGTTATGGTAAATTTCCTTAATGCATTCCGCCCATTATATAACTTATTTAGTATGACTAATAATAATCAAGGAATCGGATATGGTGGAAATCAATTAGCAGTATATTCAAGAGAACCCCAGAAACTTACAGCCGTAGATAAAGGAAAACGCAATTTTGGAATTGGTATCGCTTGCGATAATGTATCAAGAGTTGGTATTTCATTCAGAGGACAGAATTACGCTACCAGGATCCAGAGTTCCCTTAATACCCAGAACGCAGTAAATAGTGGCGTAGTTGATGTTTCTCCAAATGCTATTTACACTTATGTATTAGCCAGAAACACCCTCCAATATTCACCCCAAGGAATAATGGTTGTTAATTAAGATATTTTTTTCTATTTTACTTTTAAAAAAAATAATAAAATAAATATTATTTTTTTTTATGTTAGTTAATAATATAAATGAATAATAGCCAAAGCACACAACTTCCAGAAGCATTTAAAATTGCCCCATCAAAATCCGTACAGACATTAGAAATTAGAACCGAACAATTAGATCCTATTACCGCCACTAATAATGAAGTAGTTTTCCAACTTCCTATGAATGGTATTTTAGATGGTGGCTCTTTCGTGCAGTTAGCAGTTGAAGCAGACGCAGCCGCATTTTTACCTATTAATACCGGTATTCATGCTTTAATAGATTCATGTGAATTGCAGGTAGGAACCAAAGTTATTATGACAACCCAAAAATACGCTCACAGGCAAACCGCAATTCGTCAGTTAGATTCACCAGAACATAGAGCCTATGTAGATATGATTAAGAGTGGGGCTTGTGGCGATCGCTGGGCTGAAACTTCCGCAGGTAAAATTTCTTATCAAGATTTAGTTTATAATGCCGCCCTTACTACTGCCGCTGTCCCAGCCCAGTTAAAACCAACCGCCGATTCATCTACCACACCAGTTTTTGCTGTCCCACTTTCTTCCCTTTTCCCTGCTATGATCCTCCGCCAACTCCCCCTATTTGCTATGAAAGAACAAGTCTATATTAGAATCCGATTTAACAGACAGGCTAACGGAACCAAGAATGTAATTTGCTGCTTCCCAGATGGCTTCACCGGTAATACTTCCGCAGTTCCTTCCCTTACCAATATAAAATTCATGTCAGATCATCTTTACTATAATGATGATACCATGAACCAGATTGCCTCACAGATTGCAAGTCAGTCTGGTATGGTTGAACTCTATGAGGATTTAATCCTTACAGAAGTTCAGGCGCCAGCAGTCGCAGATCCAGCCGGCGGTACCATTACCGAACAGAGAGTAGAAAATGAAATCGCAGTTGCAGGTAGAGTTGTTAGAGGACTTCTTATTGCAGACCAGAAAACAACCACATCCCAAAACCCAGCCGTCAATTGGTGCGGACAATATGTTTCCACCGAAGGAAGAGTTCCAGACCAACTTAACTTCCGTGTTAATGATAGCAGAGTATTTGATAGAAACCTAGTTGATCCTCCTCAGAAGTATAATGAACTCCGTTTCGCTATGGGACGCCCTCTCCGTGTCCCATCTACTCTTTACTCATTTGATTCCGATACTAATAAGGCAGACGCTACTAATGCAGTTAATCAGTCAGTCATTTCAGAAGCAGTTGCTCTTGAAGGACATGCAAATATTGAAAACGCCAGAAGTACCCAGCATTATACCGGTTTAGATCTTTCAACAACCGGAGTCAATATGCTCGGAGCCGGAACCCAGATTGGAGTTAAGCCAATTCAGATTACAAAAACTTATAGCCGTGTTAATGGAGATAACCAGGCTAGAACAATGCGAGTCTGGGCTTCTGTTGAAAGAACTATGCGAATCCAAAATGGTACAATTGAAGTATCCGCCTAATTTAATTATTTTTTAATTGGTAGTCATTTCCACAATTTCGTATAACCGATATACGAAAGTGTTGGAATAACTACCACTTTTTTTGAGATTAAGTCTTTATAATAAAATGTATAGTTATTATAAAGATGACTGAATATTTAAAAAATATTATAGTTGAATGTAATAGAACAAGATCCAAGGTGAATGTTAATCCGATTCCAGAAAGTGAAGATTCATTTAAGAATAAATGGACTAATAATGTTTCCACAACTGGGATTGCAGTAGATATTGGAGATGTTATTAGTTTAGAAGACAGCCATGAATTAGAATGGGGTGGAATTCTTGAAGAAGGAGCAATTGTTATTTTATTTTCAAGTACAGATTTGAGTATTAATGATG